GTCCCCTCCCCGCGAGGTGGGGAGGACGCTTGGCCAACAAACGACTCATCGAGCTCCAAAAGCTCGCTGTGTGGTTGTTGACCTCATGCTGCAGTCAAGGAACCGGCGCCACCCTTGGGTGGCTCAAGCGCGCGGCTGCCGGCGCCAGGGACACTGCCATTACTGGAGTGCCCTTGGCGTCGGAGTCGCGCTACTTGGTCAGGAAGCTTCTGATCGGGGACGTCTCTCGGGACGCCCTCGACCAGTTGGCCTTCCTGGGCCGGACTCTTCCACCTGGGGACGGGGTGATCCGGTCCCGTGCGCTTGTAGCGCATCGGGCCGCACTCACCTCGTCCCCATCGGTGGCACCAGCCCTGAGGGACTCCGCGCGGAGGTTTGCCGCTTGGTTTGCGCGTGCGCATATCAAGCGTTCAGACCTCGTTGAGTCCGTCTTCCCCTCCCCGTCGGCTTCGGCCGGCACGGGGAGAAAAGACGGAGGCTCACGCGAGGAGACCCGAAGGCAACACATCCGTTGGATCAGTGAACTCCCTGAGGAGTACTGGTCTCGTCCGAATGCGTTGTCCTTCATGGACTACAACGACTTCTTCCTCCCTTCGGAAGTTGAGTCGGTGCGGTCCAACCAGGGATCCGTCGACGTGGCTAGGGCCGCCGCTTGGAAAACGGCGACCCAGCCGGCGACCCACCGGGTTACCTGCGTGCCGGAGCGTGGTTGGAAGCAGAGGATCGTCTCTGCCCCTCCAGCTCACGTTGCGGTAGCAGGTTCGGTACTGAACAAAGCCCTTTTGAAGGCTGTTGCTCGGTACCGCCCGGCCTCGGACTTCCTCCGAGGTGACCGCCGTGAGGCGATGGGCAATGTGATGCGGGGCTCTAGGGCCGGGCAGCACATTGTCTCCACCGATCTCACGGCGGCCACGGATCGCTTTCCCTTGGACCTCGTTCAAAGCGTGGTCCTCGGGTTGTGCGACGGATGGATCGACCTACCACCTCTCTGGTCCGAAGCTCTGTTCGCCCTTACTGGGGAACAGGGCCTCGCCTATCCTTGGGGACAGGAGGTTCAGTCATCGTGCGGAATCTTGATGGGTTTAGGTCCCAGCTGGCCTATTCTATCAGTGATTCACGCATGGTGGGCTGAAACCTCCTTCGCCACGGTAGGATTGAACCCACGCTTTCAACTCAACACCTTCTGCATAGGAGGTGATGATTTGTTCGCGCGCTGGCCCCGTGATGTAGTGGAGTCCTACCGTTTGATCGTCACTGCCTGTAACGGCAAGCGATCGACTGGTAAAGACTTCCTCTCCATCACCGGGGGCAACTTCACGGAGATTTCGATCTTCGTGAGCGGGTCCAATGACAAGTGGAGGTGGTCTCGGGCCATCCCCGTAAAGGGGCTCGTCGGCGCGTCGATTTCCGAAATCGGCGCGTCCTACGAGTCCCTTTCCTCAGACTCCGGGCGAGCAGCGAAGGGACGCACTGTCATCAAGACATTGCATCCCGACGCCTGGAGGGCCTGTCGCGATGTTGGCATCGCTCCAGACCTTCCGCGCTCGCTCGGAGGTGCTGGCTTGCCCCCCATCCGGGGGTCCCTGCAGCGGATTGACATTCCGCTCCGCCAGAGGCTTGCTCTCGGCCGGTTCCTGTATGGAGCCGGCCAGAGCACTGTTCCTCTGGGGCCACCCTCGTGGGTGGAAGCAGGCGACCCGGCCGACTGGCAGGCAAGGAAGCACGCTGAGGGGCGACTGTCCGGTTCTCTGGACCTAGGTTTGCTCCGCTACGTTGTCGTAGAGGGCAAGCTAGATCCTAAGGACCGGAGGCGCAAGTTGGTCATTGATCATTTGGCTGATCAAATGTCCTACTTCGCCAGGACGAGGGTCTTTTCGGAGACCCCCTTCCCACCAGTCGCCACGGAGGTGGTGTCTCTCCGCAAATACAGCCGTCTTGTAAACGGTTGGATTGCGAAGAAGACAAGGGGGGGAGTCCCTTCGCGGATGGCACTGGCGAACAGAGTTAACTCTCGTTCGCGATTGC